ATGTCTGTAGAACAGACAGAAGAAGTTACTGCAGGTAGAGACGTTATACAAACCGAAATAATAAAAGAAGTAGAGACAGGTAAAGTGGAAAACTTAGATATTATTAATACTAATATACCCCCTTGGGTAATGTTACTTCTAATACTTGGTTGGTTGTTACCTACTCCAACAGAAATGATTAGGGGTTTTATGAATTTTGTGCTAACATTATTTGGAAGAAAAGATAATCCAAAGTATGAAAGATACAAAACATGAGAAACTATAAGAACGAGTACAAAAAGTATCAAGGTACAGCTGCACAGAAAAAGAATAGAGCTTCACGTAATGCAGCTCGTAATACTTTAAAAAAAGCAGGGGTAGTAAAAAAGGGTGATGGTAAAGACGTAAACCATCGTAATGGTAATCCTAGAGATAATAGTGCGAAGAACCTGTCAGTTACAACTAAACGTGCTAACAGATCTTTTCCTAGAAATAGTAGGGCAGGAAAAAGATAATGGCAATACCTGAGCGAGTAAAAAACAAAATGAAAGAGGTTGGACTCAAGGGTGTCAATAAACCTCAACGTCTTAATGATAGCAGTGGTAAGTCCCATCATGTTATGGCTTCTGAAGGTGGTAAGTACAAGTACATCAAGTTTGGACAAAAAGGTGTAAAGACAAACCAGACTGCAGGGCAACGTGAAGCTTTTAAATCACGTCATGCAAAGAATATTAAAAAAGGTAAAATGTCTGCTGCATATTGGGCAGATAAGGTTAAGTGGAGTCCTTCAAAGACGAAGTCTCCTTCAAAAAAATGGAAAAAAGGATCATAAAATGTGGATAGCCTTTATGCTCCTTTGTACTTCACCTGCAGCATTAACTTGCGAAGTTATGGCTAAGACAGAGGCAACATTTGCTACAGAAGAAGCATGTGCTCAAGAAGCATTAATAGTAGCTAGGTACTTTCAAGAACAGGGGTATCTAGCAATACCAGAGTGTAAGAAAATTAAAATGGGAGTTGCATTATGAAAGTAATTAAATGGTTATGGCGATATTTAAAAAGAATAGTATGTGCAGTGCTAAACATTAAATGCGGTGCAGATTGTAACTGTAAGGCATAATAATAATATGAAAAAGAAATCCACTGTAAATGCTGCCGGTAACTACACAAAACCGACTATGCGTAAGAATCTTGTCTCAAAAGTTAAGGCAGGTTCCAAAGGTGGCAAACCTGGGCAATGGTCGGCAAGAAAAGCACAGATGGTTGCAAAACAATACAAAGCAAAAGGTGGGGGATACAAGACGTGAAAGTAAACGCACCAAAAGGATACCATTGGATGAAACAGCCTGATGGTGGTTATAAGTTAATGAAGCATACAGGTAAGTTTGTTCCTCACAAAGGAGCAAGCTTGTCTGCTAACTTTGCAATACAGAAGGTTCACAATGAGTCTAAAAAGCCCACAAAAAAGTCTTAAGTCTTGGACTAAACAAAAGTGGAGAACTAAAAGTGGTAAGCCTAGTGCTAAGACTGGTGAACGTTATCTCCCTGATAAGGCTATTAAGTCTCTTAGCAGCAGTGAGTATGCAGCTACAACCAGAGCTAAACGAGAAGGCACGAAGGCAGGTAAGCAGTTTGTGGCTCAACCTAAAAAAGTTGCAGACAAAGTAAAGAAGTTCAGAGCTAACGAAGGAGGAATTGCAATGAAAAAACCAATGAATGAAGGAATGAAAGCACTTAAGAAAGAAGCACCAGATGTAGCCAAAAAGATGGGCTACAACTACGGTGGTATGACTAAGAAAAAGTCAGGCTACATGGGTGGTGGAATGAGTAAAATGAATGACATGCGTAAAACAGGAATGTTTTATGGTGGCATGGCTAAGAAGAAAGGTTAAGTACTATGGCAGGTAAATACGATGATATGAGCTTTAAAAAAGCTTTTGCAGCTGCACGTAAAGCACAAGGTGCAGGTAAAGTTTTTACCTGGAAAGGTAAAAGGTATACTACTAATACAAAAGAAGATGAGGCAAAGAAAAAGGTAACTAAACCTAAGCCTAGGCCAAAGTCAGGTGCTGCTAAAAAGACTGTAAAGCCTAAAAAACGTCCAGGTTCAGGTGAACCTCCTGTAGCTAAACCAGGTTCTTTAGCTATAGAAAAAGTTACAGTTGCAAAATTAATTCCTTCTAATTCTAAAAAACAAACCCCCTCTTTTAGAAATAGAACTTTAAAAATACCTGCCTCTGTTACAAATAAAATAAAAAAGATCGACTCCGATATAAAGAAAATAAGTATTGGTGAACGTGAAGCTGCAAGTAAAAGATTAGAAAACACAAAGAAAAAATTAGATAGACTAAAAAATCAAAAAGTAGATAAAAACCCAGGTTCTTTAATGGATGAACTTCTAGCTGAATTAACTAAAGTAGGTCTTTACGTTAAAGATTTAACTAAAGGTGGTGGAGTCCCTGGAGTTAGAAAAAGAAGAAACAAAAAACCAACAGTTAAGTTTGGAAGTGGTGGCAGATAATGAAACTAGATGGTGATAAGGTCGTAGACCAATATGGTGCTGTTCTTGCAGAGTATATCCGTGGAGAATGGCACACGAAAGATCCTGCTGTATTAGACTTTGTAAAAGATACAAAAGAAGTAAAAGTACGTGCCCGTAATGACAAGGGTCAACTAGTTGGAGATGATCCTTCTACCCCCGATATAAATGAAGCGTGGACAACTAAGGTGGTTAAGAAAGTAAAAGGTAACAAGTGACTTTACTAGCAGATGCTAAATTCTTTTCAGCAGCTAAAGACCTCACTGCTACAGCAGGTGGGGCTAGTGGTGATCTAATATATACTTGTCCTAACAACTTTATTAGTCTTATTAGATTTATGCATGTATCTATTGGTGCTAACTCTACTAAGAAGTATAGCTTACAATGGTATAAGGCTTCTACGACTACATATCATTTTATTGTTGATGATCACAGCCTTGCAGGTAATAGCCTAGAAGAAATAATACAAGGTGGTGGCTATCTTGCACTATCTCCAGGTGACAAGATTGTGGGGTTTGAAGAGTCAGGTGCAGATGCTCATGTTACACTTTCTGGTGAGGAGCATTACCAACCGACATAACGGGGTTGCATTTTTGTCTATAGTATGATATAACTATTTGTAGTATAACTACTCCTACCCAGTTAGGGCTAACATAGGAGTAGAAAATGTTTAGAAAATTATTTAACAGATTAGTAGAAGCAAGAACAGAGTCAGCTAGGCGTAGAATTGCTAGAATGCAGCTTTACAGAATGACTGACAAGGAGTTACAAGATCTAGGTATTGGCAGATATGATATAGAAAGGGTTATACTAACAGGTAAAGCCCTTTGAAGAACGTAGTAAGTTCTTTAATGATACTAGGAGTACTTTGGGAGGAGGCTCGTGGACCCAGTAACAATAATCGGTGGAGCTACCGTAGCGTTCAATGCGTTGAAGAAAGGTTTCCAGTTCGGAAAAGATCTTCAAGATATGTCAGGACAACTTACCCAATGGGCTAGTAGTATGAGTGACCTAGCCTATCTAGAACAAAAAAACAAGAACCCTCCTTGGTGGAAAGCACTAAATGGGGGTTCTGTTGAAGCAGAAGCTCTAGAGATATTTACGGCTAAAAGAAAAGCTGAGTCTATGAGAAAAGAGTTAAAAGACTGGATTAGTTTTAGTATGGGTCCATCTGCTTGGGATGAACTTGTAGCGACTGAAGGTAAAATACGTAAACAAAAGAAAGAACAAGAGTACCGTAAAGCAGAGATACAAGAGGCAATAGTTACTTGGGGTCTTTCAGGCCTTATTCTTTTAGTAGGTGCAGGTACTCTAGGTTTTATAATTTATATGGTGGCATAATGGCAAGAAACTTAACAGAAAAACAACAGAAATTTTTAGACGTATTGTTTGAAGAAGCTGGAGGTAATCTAGCTAAAGCTAGAAAACTCGCAGGTTATGCAGATGGTGTATCTACAAAAGCTATTGCAGAGTCTTTAGCAGAAGAAATTGCAGATCTCACAAAGAAATTTATTTCTTCGTCAGCTGTAAAAGCTGCATACTCAATGTTTGAGGTTATGAACAATCCTACAGACTTAGGTAATAAAGAAAAGATGGCAGCGGCAAAAGATGTTTTAGATCGCAGTGGTTTTATTAAGACAGAAAAAGTAGAAGTATCTGCAGCTAATCCATTATTTATATTACCACAGAAAGCTAATGAAGACGAATAGAACTTGGAAGTTACCCAAACCTGTATCGGTAGATGGTGAATATGAGTGGCAACCTGTTGTAAGAGTTGGTAGACATGTACCATTTGGGTATAGACAAGACCCTGATGATTGTGATATACTACTACCAATCCCAGAAGAACTAGAGTTGTTTGAAAAAGCTAAGAAGTTTATAAAGCAATACAGTTACCGAGAAGTAGCAGCTTGGCTCAGTACTCAATCTGGAAAATACATTTCACATGTAGGATTATACAAGAGAGTAAAAATTGAGCAACAACGTAAGAACGAAGCTTCAACTCAACGTTACCTCGCCCAAAGGTACAAAGAAGCGTTACAAAAAGCGGAAAAGCTTGAA